CATCCGCCCGTCCAGGTGGCGGTTTCGTCAGTCTCGGGGTCGTGGTCTTGGACTAAAATCTCGCCGGCTTCAAAATGTTCGCACAGCAAATCCTTTGCACGCTGGATGATTTGCAGCTTTTCGTCGTCGCTCATCGGGTTGCGGTGATTTCAAAGTTATAAAGCCGCGCGTCCCCGGGTTCCGCGTAGATCCGCACCCAGGCGCCCCCTTGGACCTTAGGTGGCATTCCGCGTTCGATTGCCCAGCCGCCGATTCCTTCGCCATACTCATCCTTATACCCGCCCGTACGGATGTGCATTTGGGTTTCCTGCTGAATCTTGTTGTGATTTGTCAGCCGTAGCCGCCGGATGGGGAATTGCCAAGAATCATGCGAGTGTCCGGTATGGACGATGTGCGCGTCGGTCAGATAGCTCGACATCCGGTTTGCTCCGATCACTCCTTTGGTGACTGGTCCGCCGGCGTTTGGTCCGTGGTGGTAATGGTAAACGATGCCGTCCCGCTTAATGCCGCCCAATGAACAGATGAACCGGACGTAGCCCGAATATCCGCCGACCGTCGTGATGCCTCCGCGGCGCCGCATCGTGCATGCCAGTCGGTCGAGCAAATCCGTTTCGTGGTTTTTGGCAATGGCGGTTTCGTGATTGCCCTGCCCGAGCAACGCCAAGTTGCGCTTGTACGGCTCGAGCCAATCCGCCGCGGTCTCGACAAGCGCGTCGAGATAGTTGTTTTTTTGGTGTTCCGGCCTGAGGTCCTTTTTGCTCGAGCGTCGGTCGTATTTGCCCTGCATCGCGCAAAAGAAGTCGCCGTTTGAAACGATCAGCGCATCCCGTTTGACCGCCTCGTCAAAATCCCGCTTGAGTCTTTTCCTATCGCATTTCGGGTTGTCCCAATGCACGTCCGACACCAACAAGACCCACCCCTCGTCCTTGACGGTCTTTACCGACAAAGTTCCTGCGTGGACGTTGCGACTAATCTCCTGCCATTGCCACGCGGATTTTGATTTCATGCAAAAGCTGATTCCCAAAGTTTGGCCTCATCTTCCCGTCGGCGTACTAGCCCGGATCCCTGCGGCCAAAGTCGTTTCATTGAGCGAATCAGAAATGGAACCTTCTCCGGTTGCCCCGCGCTGATCACCTGAGCGATTTGCGCCATCTCGACGCGTCGTTCGCCCTTGGTCGAGGCGCCGCGGTTGAATACTAAGGAAAACAGCGCGGCCTGCGCGTCCGGTGGAAGGTCGACCGCCGCCGGCGCAAAGCGGAGCATGTTGAGCGTGTGCTGCGCGCAAGTGTAAGTCTTGAAAACTTCCAGCGCAAGATCCCACTCGATGCGGATGTCCTTAAACGCGGAAACAAAGGGGCGCGCGTTGAGCGCTTTGATGCCAATTGATTTCCCGAGACGCTCGAGGACTTCCTCGTCCAGCGCGCTCCAATGCGTCTTAAAAGCCGTTTCCGTTGCGTAGCCTAAATCATACCCGATTCCGATGGTAACGCCCGACTCAAAGCCCGGCCACGTTGGGACGGACAGAAATTTTTCAAAATACGATTTACCGCCCCCGACTTCATGCTCGAGGAGTAGTTCCAGTCCCGCGTCGGAAATTTTCATTTGTTGAGCATTCGGAACAACGTGATCGCCCCGATCAGCACGCTTAATAGGAGCCCCGCAATACGCAGTCCCTGCTCAATGCCCGAGAAACTAAGCGCGAGCGCTGCGACGTTTAGCCCGAGCGCGGGGAGTGGGTTTGGGTGCGTGTCCATTCTTCTTTGTGGGTGCGTCAACTGTTAGGCTCGAGAACCACGACAACCAAACGTAGTTGCATGCGACGCCGAGGTTGAGGATGAATTCGGTGATTGGTGGCGGTTCATGCGCGAAGATGTTTGCGACAGATCCGCAAATTGTCACTGTCGTTGCCAATTTGCAAAGATGAGCCGCGTATTTGTGCCGGTAAATCGGCGAATCATCGTGCCCAAAGATTTTGAGCCAAAGATGAATTGCCGAAATGGCGAGAACGCTATTTGCGAGCGCGTTTGCGAGTACTAGTGGACTGAAGTTCATTTGATGGGATTAGTTTCTCGCTGAGTGTTTCAACCGCTCGAAGTCCGCAGAATCCTAGCAAGAATCCCGCCGCATAACCGTACTGCGGTTCCCCTTCAAGGTGCGCGATCTTTAGCAGTAGGGGCGTGACATAGTTCGCAGACGCCGCCCCTCCAACAAGTGACGCAATTGCCCTCGGCAGGTTTGCCCCCGCCTGCTTGCTGCTCATTAGGATCGACCCGAACAAACCAGCGATGGCTAAACCTAGATCGATTCCTGCGTCCTTGAGATTCATCGGTTTTGACTTTGTTTGAGCGCTGCGGTTGCATTGATCAGTTCCTGCTCTAGCGCACGAAACCGTCCGTCCGAGTGCCAAGTTTCATCCGCCTGTGCTGCGTACCGTTCCCCCGATTTCAACCGCAGAATCTGGTTGTTTAGGGATGGCAACGCTCGAGGAGCGGAGCAACTGGTGACGCAAAAGATCAGCGCCAGCGTGATCGCCAGCGTCGCGTTTTGCTGTAATGAGGTCTTCAACGTGCTGGACATAGTTTTCAATCTCCCGCTCGAGGTCCCACCGTGCACGGATTGCCTTTAGCTCAAGCAAATATTGCAGCGCTTTAACTAGCGGAACGATCACGCCTTTTTCTCTTCGCGGAAAATGTTTACCATGCCGATCAGTGCCAGCCCTGCGCTGATGATGGCTTCCTGCATTTCAGGATGCAGCTTGACGCCGACCGCGGTCACCATTGCCAAAATGCCGCGCCAGGTTGAAGGTTCTTTGAGTCGCTCGAGGATGTAGGTCATAAAAGTTTTGGCCGTTTGATTTCTACGTTTGCCGCTGCGTCAACTGTCTCCGAGAATGTCATCACTCCGGCGGAAAGCGTGTACGCACCTGCGTGCTGATTGATGCCGTCGATTGAAACGTGGTAAAGCGCGGGAATATCCGCAGTTGTAAATCCGTTGATGGATAGCGTCTCAAGCGCAACGCCACTAGAGGTTGTGAGATCCCAAGCAAACGACGGCGTCGCTACTGGCCCCGTCGCACCCGTACTGCCCTGGGGACCCGATACAGTCGACGCTGCACCCGTAGCGCCCGTCGCGCCTTGCGGTCCCGATACAGTGGAAGCCGGACCCGTGGCGCCCGTCGCTCCCGCAACTCCCGCAACGCCCTCAAGGTTCACGATCCAATTTGACCACGTTCCGTTGCCGGTGTGAGCGGAAATCTGTGCAACCAATACGCCAGTTGCAGGGTCGTATGAGGTCACCAATCCGTGCATGTGCTCGCCGTTGCCGACGTATGCAATGGTGATGGGTTGTCCGAGTGAGTAGGAAAGTCCCGCTTGAGTCGTTAGCGTTTTTGTCCCGTTGCTAACGGTCAACGTGGTGGTCGAAGTCCCGTAATATTTGTCTGCAACGCCGGCCGGACCCGTGGCGCCCGTACTACCCTGCGGTCCTGGTGTCGTTGAAGTCGGCCCGGTGGCGCCCGTCGCACCCTGAGGGCCAGAAACGGTTGAAGCTGCGCCGGTGGCGCCCGTAGCACCCACCCCTCCGGCTGCCCCCGTGCTGCCCGTGCTCCCAACAATTGAAAGTCCGCTCGCACCGACGGGGCCCGTGCTGCCGGTCGCGCCCTGCGGTCCCGATACAGTCGACGCTTCGCCGGTGTCCCCCTTGGGTCCTGGGACGGTTGAAGGAACGCCGCTCGGCCCCTGCACCCCCTGAGGTCCCGTGGCACCCGTTTCTCCGACGACTGAAAGTCCCGACGCTCCGACGGGACCCGTGCTGCCGCGTGCCCCCGAGGCGCCCGTCGCTCCGACCTCGCCCTGGTTGCCCTGCACCCCTTGACTGCCTTGGACGCCCTGCTGCCCGGTGGAGCCCTTCTCTCCGCGTTCGCCGGTGTCGCCTTTGATGGATGCTCCAGCGGGTCCGGTCGCACCCGTAGGCCCCGCAACCGTAGACGCTTCGCCGGTGTCGCCTTTGATGGATAGTCCCGACGCTCCGGTAGGGCCTTGAACGCCCTGAGTGCCGGTCGCACCTACCAATCCCTGCGGACCACGTTGCCCCTCAAGGATCTCAACGCAAACTGTCTTCAATGATGGAGGACAGCTCATTCGGTTGGTGCGGTAAAAGTGCCGTTAGCGTAAATCCAGCCCGGTCCAGCAACCCCGTCCCCGAGCGCAATTAATTCAAGGCCATTTGGGATTGGATAAAATGCTTCACCGTCCCAAAGAATGACAGATTCAACAATTCCAGTTGCTTTGTCGATGAGTGCGTATTTCATTTTAGAAATAAGTTGTGATTACAACAATTCCTCCCGCTCCTGCACCCCCGTTGCCTCCAGATCCGCTTCCGGTTGTAGCCCCTCCACCTCCGCCACCTGCTCCGTTTCCAGTGCCTGCCGCCCCGTTTCCGCCAGATCCAGAAGCAAAAATTGAAGCGCCACCTCCACCTCCACCGCCGCCGTTCATCACTAAACTTTGTGGGCCACGAATATTTGCTTGGTTTCCATTTCCTCCGCTGGCAACGCTAGAGCCTCCACCGGCTGCTCCAAAAACATTAATGAAGGGATTTGTTGCGCCATTTCCACCATTGAATGCTTGAGTTGTTGAGCATCCCCCTCCAGCTCCTCCTCCGGTTGGCGCATTTGCGGACCCAGCACCCGCCCCGCCCGATCCGATGATATTTGCCGTGCCTCCTGCGTTGCTGTTGGGGGCGCCCCCCGATCCAGTTGTTGGGGCAGTAGTTCCTCCATTTTGTCCTGGAGTGCCGCCGCTTTGCGCTCGTGCCAAAAATAATGTTGGTGTCGATGTTGGGGCAAATCCAGACGGATTTCCGAGAGTAGCTACGGA